ACCTGAGACAAGTATACGAAGAATGGTGATTCTTCGGGAGCCAATTCAGCAACTCGATCACTAAAATCGTATAACCGTCTTCTATCAGGAGCTTGACCTACACCAGCACCAGTCGTGCTAGCCGTAATATTACTAGAGAGTTTAGTCCCTTGTGTAATAGCCATTTAATAACCTCCGTTATTTTTTTATTTTAAAGTAATCTTCCTGCGTTGCCAGCCTTTAAAATTCTATCCCATGAAACATCTAACTCGCTTTTTACTTTAGGATCTCCTCCTTGTAAAACGCCAGCAGACATTGGGACTGATTGAGTTTCTGTCACAGCTTGTAAATTCTCAGATGATTGAGCATTAACACCTTTGTTATAATGCTGCCTGTAAACATTGAGTAATAATTCAACTGGCAATTGATCTCTTGGAGTCATTGCAAAGTTAATAAATTCTTCAATTTCACTATCATCTGCCATACCATACTTAGATTTTAACTCACCTTTTAAATTTTGCATAGCAACTTGACTTTGGATACCAGCCATTTGTTCAGTGACTGCTTCGTTAACCAAAGCCTTTTCCTTCTCTACTCGTAACTTGTACGAAGGAGAGTCGGTTTTGTAATAGGCTTCCCACGGGTCAAATGAGGCTTCGTCAACAGTATTATCTGCAGGCGAACTCGATATGTCAGCACTAACAGGCTTATTTTGTAATTTATCTTGAAGAGCTTGAACTACATCGGGTCTAGATTCTAGAACACTCTGTAGTTGTTTTAAAGGCTCAAGAGATTCAACTTGCTTTTCGAGCGAAGCGTAATCTGATTTTTGCCTGTCATACATAGACTGAAACTTTCTAGTCTCTTGTTCCCAATCAGTTCCGTAATCAACTTGAGATTCGTCACCTTCAGCTGTAATTTCACTTGGTTTTTTATGACCTTGTTCCGACTCTTCTTCTTTTATTTCTTGAGGACTTTCATTGCTAACCATTTCTACGTCTGGCATTGACACTGACATTCCGTCATTGTCTCTAGCTAATCTACCCTCATAAGTCTGTTCTGTGCTTTGTGTTGCTTGGTCTTCCATGTTTCCTTTCCGAATCTTCTTACTCCTTTATAAACCATACCTTTCGATATTTTCCAGGTAAGACTTGACTCTAGTTTGTTAACCTTCAACGCCTTCTTCGGCACCCACTATGCCTTCCTTGGTGTTAGCGTACCTAGCTTGTAAATCAGCTTTGTCGATTACATTTTCCATCCGATTTAGATTTTTTCGTTCTTTATCTTTTATTTGATTAAGAGCGGAATCAAGATTTGTCTTGAATTTCTGAGTGATAGTTTGCTTTCTAGCACTTACTGCTTCACGTTCTGACGTTTGCAAATCACCACTTAGTTTTTTAATCTGATCTTCAAGTTGTTTAATGTAACCCTGCATCTGATTCATAGCACCTTTACGCTTTAGTACACCTTCCTTATCATAGATTTCTGATTTTTTCAGAACCTCGACATCGTCCACCAAACCCAACTTGTAAGCATCTAAATACATATTGTATTCAGCCATCTTATTAGACGGCAATGTTGAGCCTGATACTATTCTAATATCATGCTGACCTAAGCTAATGTCGTTATCAATAGTTTGTAACTCATTCGTCTTATCATCATAGAGCCTATTATTAATAGTAAACTCAGATATGTCATTATTAGGTTGCACGATTCTAAAAGTCTTTTTAAAATTATAATGTCCTTTAGCAAAGTTATAAACTACTTTACCAAGAATGTCTAAACTTCCCTCTATATCCCTAAGCTTTGAGCGACCACGGCTTTCTCCCATCTCCTGTAAAAGATACGTTCCTCTAACTGTATCTGGAGCACCGCTTTTAAATCCCTGCATTAGCTCGGATATACCAAAATTTAAATCTATATAAAACTCTACCCTCGATATTAATCCGTAAAACTCAGAAGCCAAAGGTTGTGGAGCTGGATAATGTGGTTCTCCAAACTCTGGATTGTATTCAATAACAGCATTAGGATTAGCCCAGTCTCTCTCTAGCTGACCTAAATCATCAACGCTTCCTTCTGGAACTAGTAATTTAAGACCAGCAGAAGCTTGAGCGTGGCTCAATGTTAAAGAAAATAATTTATTAATTAATCTTTGAGAATCTTTAACTTTTGAAACATCTGATTTTGGATATGGAGTGTTAGTCCAAATGTTTGGGACTGGTACAATTGGATACGTATCTGTGTTGAGAACTTGCTCGTATAATAGAACCTGTCCTACAGTTGCAACATGGTTGATCCTAGTCTGTAGAACCTCAACTGCCTCGATCAGTCCCGACTCGATTAAGTGTGAGTTTTCAGCCAATATTTCTTCAAAAGCCTGTAGATCAACAATTTTTTCTTCTTGAGTATCTTTGTTAAATAATCTGTAGTAGGGAACTTTAATCTTAGAAAAGCGTTCAATAACCCTATATTTTTCATACCCTCCTCTATCATAATCTTTTACAACATCTGGAGTAAATGATGAAGATGAGTTTTTCTTTTGAGAAGCTGGATAGTCTTCTTCATCTGAAGAGCTATCAATACTATCTACAATTTCCTCAAGCTTAGGATACAATCCTAATAATTGGTCTTTTGTTAATATTGTGGAAAGAATCATTGAAGATGCATCTGCATAATATCTATCTCTAGATGCAGGATCAACATATACTCTAAAAGGGTTTACGCTTGTTACTTTTACGTCGCCTCTACCAAAATCAGACTCCGTATCTACATATACATAAAAATAACCCAGACCAGAAACAGAGTAATCGTGAACTACTTGTTTAAAGTGGGTATTGCAATCTGAGATGTCCCAGATGTATTCCAACATTGTTCTCCAAACATTTGAAAGCTTGTAGTCTGAATCTTCTCTAGCTACTGCAGTAAACTTAGGATTTCTAGATGTTAATAAGGATTTTAACTTATCAACCGCAGCGTATACCCTATCAATAATAAAATCACCCTGTCCAACTGATTGAAGCATTTCTGATTCTTCAGCAGAATAATGATTCCCAAGTGAAAAGTCAATAGCATCCCTAGCTTCAACTTCCCAATTTGATCTTGCATCTCGCCACCTTCTCCACAGTTCTCTGTTTTTTTGAGCTTCTTCGTGCTCGGCAAAAGTTTCTACGTAATTAATAGTAGTCTCCTTAGATATCTATGTTATATAATATAGTAAAAAAAGGGCAATAAGTCAAGTATTATTTTAAATTCTTTGTCCAGTTATCCAACTTCTAACTTTAGATTTTACTTTTTTAGCTATGTCAGAGTTTTCTTGTACATTGAAATCTTTAGATTCAAAGCTTTTACTTATTGGAGCCCTAGCGTTTGTAACTGAATACCAAAGCCCATCAAGCAAGTCATCGTTCTTTCCTTTTGGAAAATGAAACATTTCATCAATTATTTCTTGATGATGTTTTTTTATATATAATTTACCTCTATTAACAAGAGGACAAAGAGTAGATTCAAGTCTATCTTCTTTTTTTATTCCCTGTGGAGGTCTGACTCCTCTAGCTATCCCTGGAGCCATCTTTCTATCAAACCCACTCATTTGATTTACAGAGTCTTTGATAATACCTTGCGCTCCTACGTGTTCTACGTTTACTCTCCTTATAGGAGAGTAAAGCTTAGCAAGCTCAAATATCTTCTTAGGCATTTCGTATAAAGGTAAATGTTCATGGTAGTAATCAATAACATAAAAATTCTTTTCACTGTCAACAGCAGTTACCATTATAACCTGATAATCATTATTTGCATTAGACTCGTAAGCCAAGTCTACTCCCATATAAATATTAACAGGAATGATTGTATCTTTATTTCTTAGGTAAGCTTGGTTTGTATTACTAATTAATTCATAATCATGTTTTTGTATTTTATCTATTTTAAATTTTGCAGTTGCTAGGTCTCTAGCATCATTCATATACTCTTGAGCAAACTTATGTAATTGACCTACATTCTCATAGTCTTTTCTTATTTGATTTATTTTTTCTCTTGAAAAATAAGAAGACCATAATGGGTTTCCATCTTCTAACACTCTATGAAATATTACATCCCAAGTATATGATTCTTTTTTTTCTTTTGCTTCTAGATAACCATCGTATATAGCTTGCAATGCAGAGTCATAATGGACTATTGTCCCAATTAACCAAATAGCACCCTCATTTCCCTTTGATTCTTCAAGGGATGGATATACTGTTGACATAAGCCATTCTTTAATTTCTCTACGCCTATCTGGAGTTTTAGTGTTTAATTCAGATTCAAAGTCGTCAAGAATAATTTTTGTATATCTAGTTCCTAATTCAGATCTACCACGAAGTCTCTGGCTAGTTCCCTTAGCTATTATTCTATCTCCCCTACTAGTAGTTATATCTTTTTCAGTCCACTTACTTCCAACCAGGTCTCCAAAATAATAATTTAAAGCGTTATTAAATTCAATATGGTTTTTAATATATTTTAAATGATCTATTGCCTGACCTTGCTCTTCTGACACCCACGCTGCAAACTCTTTTTTTCCTTGAGGGTTAAAATATATTTTGTGCATTAAAGCCGCTTTAGCCATAGTAGACTTAGAGTGACCCCTAGGCAATACAATACAAAGCTTTCTAAGCTCAGAGTCTAAAAGTTTTTTTCCAACTTCGTAATGAAATGGAGCAGGAGATGACTTCATAAAATCATCTGGTAAAAACAGCTGACCAAAAGCAATTAAGTCTTGAGAAGCTAATCTCAATACTTTATCTTTTTCTTTTTGCCTATCTGAGTTTATATTAAAATTATCTATTGTACCAGTCTCCGCTTTGTATCTCTGTAAACATATTACTTCTTTGAATTAACTCATCTCCAGCAACATAAACCCATACATCCTCTAAATCTCCACCATCCATCTTAACTTTTGCTTTTACTCGTCTATACAAACCAGAAGATATTCCTTCATATATATCATATCTTTTTATATCAGATTCTGTTACATCGTGAACTTCAACAACAGTTCCTTTTCCTTTTTTGTTCTGTATAACAGCTGGAAATTGTTCATGACCTGGATATACAAGAGAAGAATTTTCTAATATACCTGTATTTTTATTTCCACTTCTTAGTGTTCCATATACTGCTAACTTCATTTCTTAGCTTTTGATTTAGCTTTAGGTTTGCTTTTTGGTTTTTCTTTTGTTTTTAAATCAAACTTTCTAAGGTTTATATCAAAATTATTAGGACTATGCGATTCTCCAATAACTTTTAAAACAACTTGACTGAAAGATTCTTGATTTATTAAATGATTTAATAAACATCTTTTCAAGTCTTCTTCTTTTAACTCACTGTGCACTTCTACTTCTAAATCAAAATTAACTTTTTTCATTAACTCACTCCTATTATGTTTGGTATTCCTAAGTGTTCAAACCCTAATTCATGATTATATATTGTCATACACTCAACACANTGTGCATAGTATTGATTTGTATCCACATCNCTAATGACAACATAATTTCCTTCCAACGGTATACTGCAAAGCTGACAGTCTTTAGACCTCAACTTCTCTTTTAGCCGACGCAAGTTTCTTGACATTTCCTCCTCCAATGGCATCTAACTGTTCTTTAGTAAAACCTTGAAAGACAGCAACAGACTCTTGTCTTTTCTCTGTGTCCATCATTCCACTTATTTGCATTAATGTTTTTAAAGCTTGTATTTTATCTCTATCCTGAGAATCATCTTTGTCAATTACATGTCTCATTTGCTCCAATAAATATAAAGGAGTTATTTCAGCAGNNCTTANTACNTTATCTATTTCTTCTCNAATCATTGTTTGAANCCNTTTAGCCTTCATTAGTATTTTGGCTTGACCTTCGGCATAAGGTCTATTGTTTGTAGGAAATGCTTTTACAAAAGAGTCTATTAAGTTTTCTCCTTTTGCTACATATTGAGCAAAAAGAAACTCTCTTTGTGTAGTATTCTTTTTATTAACTTTATGATCGTATGCATTTTTATCAAGCAAACCAAACGAATAAAGATTCTTTCTTGGCTTACCTTCAATTCTTACACCATCAGCGCAAATAAAAGTTCCGAGAGCAACCCTAACATAATAGTTGGTTATCTTATCTTTTGCTTTGTTAAGCATCTTCCCACGCTTCAGAACCTGACAAACTTGCCTATCGTCTGAAACTACCCAGCTACCTTCGGTGCCTTGCCTCCAATTATCAACTACTTCAAGGTTAGGGTTTTTCTCTTTGAACTCTTCTATACTACTATAAATCGCATGATTTATTTTATTAATTTTTCTAAAAATCATTTATAGCCTTACTCTTAATATAACGTAAAATGACACAAAAGTCAAGTTATCTTGCAACTGACCTCTTAGAAACTTCTCTACTGCACTGATTCTCTTTACTTCTAATGTATGGAGAATTACATCCACCGCAAGCATATAAGCTGAATTTACTAGTTCCAGTATAGTAAAACTTTCCAGTTTCTTTTAATGACTTACTTCCACACACAGTACAAGAATCTTCATCCATCATTACAGCCATATTGGGATGAGACTTCATATAAGGTCTTAGCTTTAAATACAATTGCTCTAAACCTATAACATCATGCCTATTGTACTTAACCATTCTATCTAGGGCTTTTTTACTTCCATTCATGCAATCAATCCATAATTGAAAATCAGTTCCTAGCTTTTGTTCTATTTTTAAAAACTTAGTTAAAAAGTCTTGTTTATTAGATGAGAAAGAAAATTCTCTTCTAGCTGCTTTAAGTGTATCAATTGTTTTAAATGGTAACGGAGCATTTAATCCGTTTGCAATAAACCTAGTGCTTAACTTAGGTAGATCAAACCTGTCTCCATTATGTGCTATAACAATATCAGCTTCGTCTAATAACTTCCAAACAGAGCTTACAATTCTTTTATCTTCTCTATTCTTTGCCTCATCTGGAGTTATAACGTCACTCAACACTTTATCGTCATATAGCCATTTAGCAGACCAACTAAGAAGATGCCAGTCCATAGGTACGTTGTTATCGCTTTTCATTATTGTATTATGACCAACGTATTGTTTTCCAAGACTCCAAACCCATACACCCATAGGGGTAGTCTCAATATCCACTATTAATACCTTAGGTAGTCTGGATACATCTAAATTGCCGTAAGCCTTTTTACAACCTAGGTTTTCAATCTTTCTAGTTACAGCCTTAAAACTTCTTTTATATCCAGCTTTTTCCAGGTCGTATTGAATATCTCTTCTTGTTTTGTGATTCCGTTCATAAGATCTTACAATGTCAATTTCTTCCGAAGTCCATTTTTTTAAATTCATTTTATATCCCGATTAGTTAATAGTTTTATAAATAACTTTATTATCTTAGCTTCTATTCTTAAACAAAGATTTTTTACTTTCCCCATTTTGCTTCCGAGACTAATTGAGCTATTATGCCATAAATAGATAAATCTATAAAAGCATCTAAATATGTTTCGTTCTTAACAGCATTCTTACCATTGTTTTTAATAATGATGTTTTTTAATCTATTGATCTTATCATTCATTCTAATTACTAATCCAGTTAGAGATACCATGCGACCTTCTTTTGTATCCATGTTCTCTCCTAAAGTAATATTAGAACTTCCGTAGTCATATTGCTTTCTACAAAACAACTTCCACTCTTCCTCAAGTATCTCCTTAAACCTTTTAGACATTTCTGGATATGTTTTATCTATGTATTTAATTACATCCGTATCATTCATATTCTTTATCTCCCTTGGTTTTCAATTGACGGAACAACTATTCTTTCAAAATACTCACAACCATTGTCAACAACACAGGTCTTACCCTGTAATTTAGAATCTACAATCATTACTAGCTCTCCGCCTACTCTAGGCATCATACAACCCAGGCAATCACCAGCATCCCAATTAGCACAATGAGTACGTGCATCGTTTTTACTGTAACTTTTCATATAGACAATATATGTATAAAACACTATTAATGCAAGTAATAAAAATAATTAATGTTTTTACTTGACTTTGATTTAATTAACTGTTATATTGTATATAGCTAAAGGAGTTAAATATTTAATATATATACTATTAAAAAAGATATTATTAACATAATATCCAAAAAGAAAGGAATTGTATGACCTGGTTTTATTTGCATTGTTTGGCAGCTTTAGTCATAATAGTCGCTGATTACAAAGGAACACTAGAACCAGCTGTAAACGCTTTTGAAAAGAAAATAGGTATTTATCACGAACCAGAAGAAAAAGAGGTAGATGAAGAAAAAGAAAATGAGGAGATAGATGATGAGCGTGAAAGGTGATAAAAGCAGAGTTACTGATCGAACTCGTTATGAAAAAAATTATACAAAAATATTTGGAACCTGGGTAGAAACAAAAACAACAGTTCCAGACCTAAAAAGAGAGAAAAAGTTGAAGAAACGTAAAACGCCTAATTTACTATAAAAACTAACAAGTTGGTATGTATACTCGAAGAAACAAAAAAGATAGCTTTAAGAGGTAGATTTGAGCCAAATAGAAGTATATCTATATAAGACTTAAACCCTATGTTATAGATTATAGTCAAAAGTTATAAAAATTGGAGTATTTTGTGTGCTAGTCTTATATTACTCAGTACCCCTCCCCTACCTCTTCTATTCCATTACTAAAGTTTAGTTGAAAAAGGTGTAACTACGTTACCCTAAAGAATCTATAAGAATTAAAAAGGTATACTTCGTATACATAAAGAAACTATAAGAATTAAAACAAGGTGTACTTCGTACCCTATACTATCCCCTCGCAAAAAAAATTTTCTCTCGGAGCCTCGCACCTCTCGCACCTTGCAACCTCTCGCATTGGTAACGTCTTGCACCCTTGCACCTCTCCAAGTCTTATTATATAGACAGTTACACCTCTCAAAGTAATTGTAGTTATTGTCATATATTTAACGTATAATTAGACATGATAAACGACGTAAAAAAACCAATAACACAGGAGACAAATAAAATGTCTAAAGATACAAAGAAAATAATCGTGACTGGTAAGCTCTCAC